GTGTACTGCGGAACCGCTGACTAAGAGTGCGGCTGTCGCTGACAACAGTAGCTTTTGCTTTTGTTTCTTCATCACTTAAATCTTCTCCAATTCTGAGCAGAGTGTCCCAGAATACTTTGTTAGGCTCGTAGCCAATAATGTAGACCTCTGGGTGTTCTCTATATTTATCTATTGCCTCTTTTCCCATTAAGATTTTACCAGTGACCACATCCAATATAGGGCAGGGTGTACTAGCTAACATCATACTACGAAATACATTACCATCAGGTGAGCCACAGAGGATTGATATGGCTGAAATCTGAAGCCCTAGTCCTCCAATTTGCTGTGGCGTTCCTAGTAGTCTTGCGTTCTTGCGGCGGTTACAGTGCTCATCCTGTTGCATACTGCCTTGCGAGAAACCAAACATTGTCATTTGGATTCCCGATGTCGTGGGTAATAGACAACTATCGTTACCACCACCGCCCATAACTGTAGGGGCAATAGAAGACATTACAGGTGCGGCCTGAGAAGCCCCAGCCGCATTGTAATTGTTGGTTTCGTTAGTTGTCGCATTGTTACTATCGACTTCACTGTCTTGGTAGTTGTTACTGAAGTCTCCATTGATGTCGTTTGCATACGCTGGGCTTGCCAACAGTATTAATATAAGGGCGAATAGTTTCCACATTCTTCAACCATAACTTTCTCTACTTTGTAATCTTCGCACATCAGCTTTGTCGCCGCATCCTTGTGACCAATATAGGCCAGTGTCTGTGCATTGAGATTACGTTCACAAACTGTATCTCCCATAGGACATGAAGACGGAAATGCTATCGGAGTGTCTACATAGATTTCTGGGATACAGGCTGTTGTTAGTGATAAGGTTGCTAGTGCCAGGACAAACCTAGTCATCGCGGTCTGCCATCTTTTCGACTGATGTGCGGATGTGTTCAATGTTCACGTCTATCCGTGCCATAGAGACAGCTTGCGATTGAACCATCTGTTCTACTTTAGATATACGCTGTCCGAACTCAACGATGTCTGTTTGGTTTTCTTGGATGTCTGCCATCATCATGGAGACAGTCCATACGATTGCTCCAGCCTGAGTGATCAGGCCGAGTAGTAGGGTTGCAGGGACACTCTTGGCTATGTGCCAGCCAGTATCAGTGTCTGCCATCATTCAGCATCCGCAATTGTCAGAGTACCAGCTTCGACTTGCTTGAGTATCTCTGCGTAGTGACGATTGGCTGGGTCTAGTGGGACTGACATCTCTTGTCCGTCTATTGTTGCTTTGATGCTTGAGTTGTTGCCCTCAGTTTGTTTATACTGAGCATTTGTAATGTTCATATTATTTTCCATGACTATAACTCCGCATCCATTTGTATGTAATTTGTAGTATTGTTTGCATGGTGTATAATAACTCCATTGCCACTAGTTAAACCACTGTGGGTAAACTCAAGCATTGAGGCTCGTAAGCCTGTCCAAGAGGCATCTAAAACAGTGACACCTACAGTACTTGTGCCACTAGCGGCTCTTACTTCTCCCGAAACACTTGCACTGGGTTTAGTTCTCATATCCACTGGATGACTTACCACTACCCTTAAAGCGGAACTTGTTCTAACAGTACCCGAACCTACACCATGGTAATTATCACCAGTTGTTCTCCAGAAGTACCTCTGACACTTCGCCAGTTCTTCTCCGTATGATTTACCATGCTCGAATGGAGTAGCAGTGTCGCCGACTTCTAGTTGGACTCCTGTGATTTGCCAACTATCATTAGCGGAGGCAAAACAGTTTGCAGTATGTCCTCCAGCCCAGTTATTTGAATTGTAAGCTGTCCACGCTGTTGTTGGCTGACTATTGTAACTAGAGCCTACAGTGGTATTAAAATACAGATAAAGACCTCCACCAGTACCATTAGCGATTGGCACAATATCAGATGGTACTGTCAATGAAACATACTGCCAAGTGTTTGCCGTTGTAATTGTGTATAAAGGGGAACAAACTCTGGCGCTAAGATGAGTTTTATAAAAAGATACACTGTAAGTACCCGTTACGTTTGTCTTAACCCAAAAACTTAAAGTGCTATACTTACCATCAGTAGTACCATAACCCAAGTGCTGGAGGTCTTGACCTTCTATACTATAAAAAAGAGGGCTTACTAAATCAGTAGCACCTAAAGAACTATCACCAGTTGTTGAAACTACTTTATGCGAATACGAAAAACCAGCAGGGGCATCGGTACTTTGGCTTACTGCGTAAGTAGCACTATTTGTTTTGTAAAAATTCATACGATCAGTAGCATGATAGCCATTACTGGTGATGCCCGTTGTACTAGTCCCACGTTGTGCCACTTGCATAGCACCATTGATTATAAGATTTCTGTTCGACAAAGCCCCTGCATCATAAGCATCATTGATCTCATCTAAGCTAGTCTTGTTGCCTAAGTCGGCTAAGTCTCTTGCTTTAGTCATAAGTGTCTACTCCTTATGGTTTTGTAGGCCACGTCACATCGTCTAGTGAAGTTGCACTTGTAGTTATATCTCTGAGTGCTTGTCTGTATGCAGTCTGTGCAGAAGTCATTGTACGATCAGACCCTGCCCACCAATCAGTAGCGGCAATCAAACGATCACGTTCTGCTCGTAGTAGCTTCATAGGTTCAGCCGCAATCAATGCGTCTTTCTTAGCTGATACTGCCGACCAAGTTGTACCCCAATCAGATGGGTCTTGGCTCTCAATTGCTGAACCATTTGCATCTGCGCCAGTTACTTTGGCGTACATGGTTGTGAACTCAGCTTCTGTTGTTGGTTCGCCACGGAGTACCCACTCTGTAACTCCCAACTCTGATAATGCTGTTGATATTGTTGTCATTTTATTTGGCCTCCTTTAGCCGTTATTTTTGTATTTCGTACACTACAAATGAAGATACTGATTGATAGTATGAATTAGAATTAGCCTCAGATTTACCTCTATTGATAGCTCCACCATTGTAACAAATTGCTTGTATTAGCCATGTTATAGGAGTTGTTGTATCAGATGCAGATGTATTGTCTGCGTAATCACCACTCATATAGAAAGCTTGGTAAGAGTTTGAACCTGTAGTGTCTCCACTTTTATATGGGTTTATATGGGCTGTTGTTGCTATTCTACTTTCAACACCTGATGCTATATAGTCACTTTGGATATTGCTATCACGCAGTATGCGAAAGCCCATAGAAAAATAATCACAAGAAATAGAGAGAGATGGACATAATATAAATTTACTGTTTGTTGACTTAGGTGTAAGTGTCACACTTAAGTCTGTAACATTAGTATAAGCAGAAGAGCCTATACTCATGTGACCTGTAAAAACTCCACTACCAACCTGTAACACTGTACCCGTTGTATTAATCCCTAAGTCAGCCGCCGTTGGTGTACCACCATTGGCTTTCTGTAGAGTATCAACTTTTATTATACTGGTCATTGTGCGATCTCCTGTAAGATAATTCTACCACCAGTACCATAATTATTTTGAGAGTCGCTGTTGTTATATTGTATTGTAGTAGCACCTTTGCACCCTCCTGATATGGTGTATGTGGTTGCACTAGTTGTATTTGGAGTATCTACATAAGTTCTTGTACTGTACGTCATATACCTATCAAGATCACTCTGCAGGTAAAAACTTTCTCCATATTCAGAAGATTCATCATCTAATAATGTTATTGATCCTCTTCTTAATCTTACTAATGCACCCCTCCAAGTATCTGTACTTACATTGCCGACATATATATGCTGTTCAAATACTATTAAAATTTTACTAGTTGAAAATTTAGGAGTTATTGTTGCTGAACCAATATCAACTTTAGTTGAACTTGTTACTGATGCATGACCTAAATCAGCATTAACTACCTGCACCACATGCCCTGCAATATGCACACCATTACCGCTTGTCTTTTCAACGAGGCTATCGACTTTTAATGTACTCATTGTGCGATCTCCTGCATGATTAACCAAGAGCTTCTTGGGGTTCTATTAAAGTAATGATTGTTTGTTGATACTATCTGTGACCCAGTAATTTTAATAGTATACGTACCCGCAGTAAGAACACCTGTTTGCCCCATTAAGTTATGCTGAAAGGACTCTTCTCCTGATGAATTAGGACCAACGTGTTCGGTATCTTGTATTAATACAGAACCAACGTACAGTCTCATTTCATAGGCTTTACCCCATGTTCCAGAAGCACTTACATACCTACCTACAGATGCCTGTGCCACTACCTTAGAGCCTTCTTGAACAGTAATTTGACCAGAGAACAATTCTTTTTCCGCATATGTGCTATCTGTCAACTGTGTGTCCCACTCAACACATTTAACCTGTATAGCATGCCCTGGCGCATGAAGTGTTTGACCACTTGGTATGATCACCTTGTTCGCATTAGACCCAGATGTTGGTCCTATTAAGTTTTCGACTTGTAATGTACTCATCTATATCACCGTTAAGTTTCCATTGACTGTGAGAGTAATACCCGATGCAACAGTAAGTGGTCCTGTAGCACTCGCATTTTCATCTGCGTCAATTGTTGTGTTAGTGTTTAGCTCTTGTTCATTAACTCGAAAGATGTCACCTGCTCTTGAGCCGACTGTTCCGTTGTCACCTTTGAACATGCCACCACCAGATACATTGGCTACTTCGAATGTTGTGTAAGCAACGACATCAAGTATATCACCTGTAGCTGCACCTGATGCTAATACAACATCTGAGCCATTAGCGGCTGTATAGTCTGCACCATTACTTAGGAAGATACCATTGAGATATACGTCAAGAAATTGTGGAGTATACCCACCCGTAGCAAATGTTGTCTGCCCAGATGTAGCTGTGAAGCTATCCCTTGTCTGTGTAGCTTGGGGTGTTGGCTGTGTGCCAATATATCCACTCATTCTAGTCTCCTATATTTCTTGTGCATCCATTGCAGTCTGGTATGCAGTCTTAACT